ATAGATAGTGCATCTGTTTCTAAAGTACCGTCTATGTCTGCGTTACCACTAATATCTAGTGTAGCTGCATCTAACTCACCACTAATCGTTATGTTTCTACCACCTGTAATGTCTTTGTTAGCATCTGTTATAATAGCTTTACTTGCTATTACTGTTCCATTAGTTATACCATCTATAAGATTAATGTCTGCTGCACTAGCTGTAACGCCATCTAGGATGTTTAATTCTGCAGTTGTACTAGTTACTCCATCTAATAAATTTAATTCAGCAGCAGTGCTTGTAACGCCATCTAAGATGTTTAATTCTGCTGCAGTGCTTGTAACACCATCCATAATATTGAGTTCTGCAGTTGTAGCTGTAACCCCATCAAGGATATTAAGTTCATCTGTAGTTACTGTAGCACCGTCTAGTATTTCTAATTCTGCTTCAGAAATATCAGCACTACCAATTACAAAGCTTGTACCAGTAATAGCTGTACCTGTAATTGTTGTACCTGTAATAGCTGCAGCACTTGAACCACCAATAACAGTACCATCAATAGTACCACCGTTAATGTCTGCTGTATCAGCTACAAGGCTATCAATATTAGCTGTACCATCTATGTAAAGGTTTCTCCACTCTTGTGAAGAACTACCTAAGTCATAAGTATCATCATCATCAGGTATAATGTGTGAATCAACATCAGCACCAAATACAACATTATCAGTAGCTGCATCACCCATAGTAATTGTGCCACCGTTAAAAGTAGTTGTACCTGTAACTGTTAGATTACCACCTACTGCAACATTACCAGTTGTAGTAATTGAATCTATATAAGCATCTTTAAAGTATAATGAACTTGTCCCTAAATCTACGTCACTGTCTGTAACAGGTATTAATGCACCATCTTGTAATCTAATTTGTTCTACTGTATTAGTAGATACTTGTACATAAAATCCCCATCTATTGTTAGTGCTGTCTACAACAATTTTATTAAGGAAATCTAAATCTCCAATAGTATGAATGTTACCACCCTCTCCGGCTGTGCCATCATGTCTGTGTCCAGTAGTACCTTCGTTTGTAGAACTGTAACTAAATGCATTTACTAACTGATTAAACTCGTTATTAAAAAGTGCTGCAGTAATAGTATCTCCGTCTGCAAAAGAACTTTGTCGTGTGTATGTCTGTGCCATTTTATATTTCTCCTATTGCCTTCCTGCAGGTCTATAATTTATGTAAATACCATTTATAGTATATGGTGCTCTTGTATCCGAACTAAAAACTTTAAAAAAGTTACTATGTCCACTACCTGTTAATGGTTGTCTAACCAACGGTTGTTCAGAAGCTCCAAAAGCTTGTAAGTTAAACTTAGCAGTTCCAAAAAGAGCTGGTTCTGGCACTGCAGTTAATTCAATATCCGGTGGTTGTGGTGATTCGTTACTATCATAATCAAATCTAACTCTTAGTGTAGGTTGTGCTAATGCTTCAGGCTTTATAGATAATTTAATATAGTCTAAAGTTTTTAAAGTTCCAAAATCTCCATAATCAAAATCTGGAGACTGATACTCGGCACTTATTTCTGTTTCTACACCTGCAGGATTAAAAGTATTTCCTACATTATGGTTGTAAATGTAACCAGCTTTATCACCGTGAACAAACTTTTCTTCTCCGTCATAAGCAAATCCTGATGCAATTGCAGGTGCTTGTATTCCTAAAGTTTCTGACCATTCAAATCCTTTTGGTTTTAATACACCTATCAAGCCTTTTGACGTAGCTGAAGTATCTGTAGTGCTAGTATAAAACATTCTATATTGAGATTTGTTTCTTATAACAACACTGCTAAATTCATAGATTGCTGAGCCTTGAACAATATCATTTATGATAGGCTGTATAGCTTGACTTATAGTTCCTAATTCAACGTCACCAATTCTTGCTGTACCAGCTACGGTTCTAAACCCATCAGGTGCTAAAAATATTAAATCACCTGCTATCTCTTGTATAGTTTGTCCATCTATACACCCTACATTTTTTGTAATAGGTACAACTTTTATAGTTGCAGAATTATTAATATTTTCTAATTTAAATAATGAGTTTCTACAAAAAATAAATAATTCTTTACGAAAACTTTTTAATCCTACAATTTTATCTTCTAGGGTAATACTTCCTGCTCCAGTACCACTAAAGTTATCTATGTCTCCTGTATGACTGTAATAAATAGTTTGAGGTTCTGTAGGATTACCAGCTACAACTAAATGATTATCGTGTATCGTACAAAATTTAGCTGTTTTAGTGTGGTCAAAAGTTATTTGTTTAGCAAAGAAAGTTCTACTATTTAAAGCTCCTGTACCGGTCATGTAAAATAAAAATGGTTTGTTATTACCACTTTTATCTGTTATAACTAATTCACCGTAATCAGTAAGACCTTCATATATTGTAAATTCACACTGACCTACTGAACTTAAACTTAATGCACTACGACCTGTAAAAGTTGAGTAATTATCTCCAGAAGCATCTACACTATCTCTATTTACTTGCAACCAACTTGTTCCATCTACACTAAAATAAATATTGTTACCAACAACTGCAACTATTCCATCAGCATAAACAACTAAACCTCTAACTTGATTACTACCATTTGGTCTTACAGCACTTCCTTCTCCAAATAAATTGAATCCATTAATTCTTCTGTATCCACCTTCTATAGAGACTTCAAAGTTTCTTAACTTTGTAGCTACTCCGGGTGTCTGTAATAAAGCTAACGAGTTTGTAGATTTATCTAATCCACCTGCTAACGATACTGAAAAGGGTTGTCCTGATGCCATTTAGAAGTATGTCCTATCATCTGTCATATACTTAGGAGCTGGATTTATTAAATTACTTTTCATATGTCTTACAGCTTTTTTATAATCGTCTAAAGCAAATGCAGATTGTTGTAAATTATTTTTAAATTGATGTACATAGTATCTAGCTTTTGCAGTTATGACATTGCTATATTGGTCTGGCATAACAATAGTATCGTCATAATTAGACAACCTTGTAGGTTTTTCAAAAGCATAAAAATGTACGTTATAAACTTTATCTGGTATTGGACTTAATCCAAACTTTCTGTGGTCTGGAGATTTTATAACAAACTGTGGTTCTCCATAATTTTGAGTATCTGCATCGTCTGCATTCTCATTGTCTCTATAATATCTTTTCCAATCTGCAAGAGTGAGAAACTTTAATCCTTTAGAGACATAAGGAGTTGTTTCTCCACTTACATTGATTGTTGTGACATAAAAGTCATCCCAATCTATTGATGCATAGTCTGTAGTAATACTAGAACTACCATCTTTTAAAGTGTACCATCTTGTTCCTGCAACTGTAGCAACTGAAACATTTCCATAAAAAGGGTCAGTAGCTCCGCTTGTACCTGCAGCAAAGAAAGGTAATTGTGGTTCTTCATTAGCTATATCAAATGTAGCTTTATTAATAGCGTCTTTTACAAATGCTTGTATTCCTATTGCAGCATCAAAATTAGCAGAAGTTAAAATAACTTCGTTGAGTTCTCTTAATACTTCGTTAGTTATGTCAAGATATGTTGTAGCCATTATTTTTTATGAACCTTTTGAATTGGAAAGTTTGCTTCTAAACTCGCACCTTTGTGTTTTACAAACTTACCTGTGTGTTTCATTAATTTAAACGTACCATTTTTTTGTTTCATCCAATGGTGTCCTTTTGGTGCTTTAACTTTCATAATTAGTTAGCTTTAGCTTTTGGTGTTCCGTTATATACAGGCTGACATCCATCCATTTTAACATCGCCACCGTGCATGTATTTCATACGTCCACCCATGCCTTTTTTCTTTCTCATCATTTCAGCGTATCCACCACCCATCATCTTTTCTCTTTTTTCTTTTCCGTATTTCATTTTATCTCCTTTTAAAAAGTGGAGGGTCAATTAAGACCCCCCGAGTTTTGACAATTAGTCAATTACATAGAATGCACTACATAAAGCGTCATCTCTAAGTACTTTCGCACCATAGACATGTAAGCCTCTTACTATATCACCAAATGATGATGGGTCTCTCAACACTTCAGTTGAAAGAATAGTATTAGCAGTAGCAGTTGATGAAATGTGACCAGCCATACATTTACCAGTAGCGTTAGATGTAGCAGCAACGTTATTAGATTTGTACATGTCAAATCCTCTTAGTTTACCACTTGATACTAAGCCATTTCTGATAGAGCCTTGTCCAGCGTTAAAGTCAACAGACATTAACTTAGAGTCAGCTTTAGCTAATTCTTCATAGAATGAAGGAGGAGCTACGAACCATCTACCTTCTTCAGGTACATTTTGTTCGTCTAATAGTTTAGCAAATCTTGCCATAAGGTCAATTGCATCTACACCAGTTCCGTCTGAACCTAATAGGTCTACAGAGTT